GAATACATAGAATCTGCTGTTATATTTAATCTCACTAACAAAGAAAATCTACGTTCTTTCCCATATGCCACACAAGATTTTTCCATACATGGTGAAGTATATAAATTCCTAATAGACTTTTTTGACAAGCATGGTGAGTTTCCTGATGTGGCAACACTATGTCATAACTATCCTTATTTAGATAAAACAGCTAATTCAGTTAACTATGAATACGCTTTAGATATTTTTAAAGATCAAATATTACACAGAAAAGTTGTAAGTACAATTAATTCTGTTAGAGATACTGTAAAAACAGACCCCAAAACAGCTTTATCAAGGTTAATGATTGGGTTAACTGACATAGAAGTATCAATCGATGAAGATATAAACTCTTTTAGTGAAAACAGTAGTAAAAGATTAGATGAATGGAGAGATCGAGCAGACATACATAATTCAGATGAGGGTATGATGGGTATACCAACATCCCTTATTAGTATAAATAATACTGGTGTTGGGTGGATGGGTGGCGATCTTATAGGTCTTTATGCAAGACCAATGATAGGAAAAACATGGATGGCTATTCATTCAGCAGCTACAGCTATTTACAACAAAAAAAGAACTTTATTTATTAGTGCTGAACAATCGGTATCATCAATAAACATGAGATTAGATGTAGTTCTTGGCAAGTTATTGGGATATGACTTTAATCATTCATCTTTAAGAAATGGTTCACAAATAGATGAATCAAGATACTTAGATTATTTAGAAGAAATCAAAGGGTTGGAATTACTGGTGTGTGATCATATTTCTGGTAGAGATTCAATATCGGTAGAATCTATCGCTAGTCTTGTTAGAAAACACAACCCAGAGTTTGTTATTATTGATGGAATTTATTTAATTGACATACCAAACAAGGCACAGGCTTCTTGGGAGAAAAACCACGAATTGGTACACGCAGTAAAAAATCTGGCGAAGGCTAGAAACATTCCTATTATGGTTATTACACAAGCTAACAGGGAAGCTAGGAATATATATGAACCACCTAAACCTAGTCACGTTGCTTTTGGTGATGGGCTTATGAGAGCAGCAGATGTTGTTCTTTCAATGTGCCAACTTGAAAACGATGAGTCTAAACGTATTTTAGAAGTACAAAAATATCGTGAAGGCGAACTTGCTGGTAAGTTATTGGCTATGGATTGGAACGTTAATAATGGAACTATTAAAGAACTTCCAAATTTTAATTTTAATGATTTTTAAGAAAGGAGAAAAATCATGGGTATTTTTAATTGGTTTGATAGTGGCAAGACAGTAGTTAAAACTGTTAAAGGTAAATATACAGGTAAACCACTTGATGTTACTGTTGATGATATACGTAAGAAATATATTATTGATGAACAAGGTCACAAAAACGAAATAGCCCTTTTCTTGAGGGAAAACTCGACAGATCGTAAAGCCAAACGAAAAATTATTGAGAATGCATAATGGATTGGCATTCAATATTACTAAGCTATGGGATAGATATTCAGTATGAGGATGAATTTAACATACTTTGTCCATTCCATGAAGATTCAGTCTCCTCATGTTCGATAAACACTGAGAAGGGTGTGTGGATATGCTTTGCTGGTTGTGGTCAAGGTAGTTTAAAATACTTTATCTATAAACTATCAGGTAGAAATTGGACTGAGTTAAACCAAGAGTTAGAAGAAAAAACTTGGGAAATAGCTGACTTTTCATTTCCAGACATGGAGATAGATACACAGGAACCACAGGAAGTAGAACCATTAGAAGGTTTAAGTAATATTTTAGAAGATCATTGGATTTTCGATCGTGGGTTTACTAAAGAATGTATAGATAAATGGGGCTGTAAGAAAAACAGATATAACGATTTGTGTATACCAGTTGATAACAAAGATAACAAAACAATTGGGTATATAACAAGAAGACATGAAATGATTCCTAAATATATGTTTTCTAAAGGCTTTAAAAAATCAAGAGCATTATTTGGTATAAACCATGTCGTAGATTCGGAGACACTTTATGTAGTTGAGGGTGCTTTAGATGCTATGTGGTTAGATCAAAATGGGTACAGTGCTATAGCTGTTCTTGGGGCAATAGTTTCAAGAACCCAGATAGATTTAATATCAACATTAAGACCATCTGAAGTAGTTATATGTTTAGACAATGATGAAGCTGGTCGTATCGGAATATCAAAGGCAACCGAAGATATGCGAAATAAATTTATGCTTAGTTACGTTGATCTACAAGAGTTTAAAGATGTACAGGAAATAAGAGACAAGGTAAGATTACAATCCATAGTAGAAGATAGAAATTTTTGGTAAAGGAGAACAATATGCCAGATAATGAAAAATTTAAAAGTTTAATGACAAAACCTAATGATATAGTTTATTTCACACCAGTAGCAAATAGCTTCTATGAAAAAGAACTCATAGAGGAACTAGAAATGTACTTTCTTGATGGGAGATACAAACTTAAACAAGAAGGTGAGGATGTTCAGGCAAGAAAAAGATTAGCTATGTGGGCATACGTTTACTTTGTATATCACGAAAATCGTGATAATGACGAATGGGTTGAGAAAGAACTCGACTCAAAAAAGAAAATGTTTAAGGAAAACGTAGAAGATTTTAAGATTGTTGAATTTCCTTATGGGCAATGGGATAGAGAAACTAGGGTATATGCTAATAGGCAAAAATTTGATTCAGCGTGTGAATACAATCGTGGTTTAAATAAAAGTATTATTAAGTTAAGAAAATATGTTGATGGGCAATACACCAATTACTCAATCAGTGGTTTAGCAAATGAAGATAATGCCCAACAAGTAGCCACTGATGTAATAGAAAACAAGAAAGATGAAATTCAAAACCTACAACCATTAATGGATTTTTATCTTGGGAAAAATGAAAGTAAGAAAGAAGATTCTACACCAAAAAAAGATGAGGAAAGTTTTGAGTTATTTTAATGACTATAGTACGTAACAGTACCTTTTATGAGGATATTAAATTATTGCAAGAATGTTCGCAGATAGTTGTGGATGTTGAAACTAATGGTTTGAATCCTTATAAAAATCAAATCTGTGGTATTGGGATCGGTGAACCATTTTATGGTGGCAAATCGCAGTATTATCCTTTTAGGCACCATCAAGGTGAGAACCTAACTCAAGACCATTTAGACCTTTTGATAGGATGTTTAAACGAACTAACTGAATACATTGGCTATAATGTAAAGTTTGATTTATCTTTTTTGGAACAAGAGGGCTTAATACTAACCAATAAAATTTTAACTGATGTAATTGTTATGGTAAGGCTTACCGAACATTCGGAAGTTAGAGAGATGGGTTTAACCCCAACTGGTAAAAGAAGGTATGGGCAAAAAGCTGTTGATTACGACATTGACACCAAAAAGTTTTTGCGATCTAACAAATGGCATAAAGATTTTTCAATGGCACCATCAGATATATTGGGTGAATACTGTAAAAAAGATGTAGAATTAACAGCAAGATTATACCAAGATTCTTTGGAACTTATAAAGAAAACCGAGCAAGAACAAGTATTTGCCCTAGAAAAGGCTCTGACAAAGGTTTTATACAGTATGGAGTCCAAAGGTATCACTGTGGACAAAAAACACGCTGAGGGGGCGAAAAAACTTGTTCTAGAACGTTTAAAAGAGATAGAGAGTCAGATATTTTTATTGGCTGGTATGGAATTTAATATTTCAAGTTCACAACAAATTGACACTATGTTTAAGACTATGGGTATTTACTCACCTGTAAAAACAGCAAAAGGTGCTAACAGTTGGAACGAAACAGCTTTAGTAAATATAAACAACCCAATTGCTGGATTAATACGTCAATACAGAACATTAGATAAGTTGAATTCTACTTATATAGAACCTTATATTAATACTGACATAATGCATACGACTTTTTGCAATTGGGGGACAACGACAGGTAGACTTTCCAGTAGAAGTCCAAACCTACAGAATATACCGAGAAACCATTTTAAACTGAGGAATATAGACTTAGATGAAAAAGGTATTGGGGAAGTTCGTGACAGGATACACGCTATGTTAAATTCTAAAGGAAACAGTGTGACAGTAGAGTTATCACCAGAGGTAATAAAGACTTGGGCGTTTATTGGCGATGAAAGTTACGATGAAACCGATAAAAGCCAAATTTCAATAAGGCGTTTATTTATTCCAAGACCAGAATACAACCTTGTTTCTTTTGATTATAGCCAAATGGAAGTACGTGTTTTTTTAAGTTACTTTAGAAACGAAACTATTGATGATCTATTATTTAAAGATAATGTTGATTTTCATGGGGAAGCTGCAAAATTAGCTTTTAATGTTATGGAATCTGATGCTCAGTTTAAATTTTATAGACAAATGGCTAAAGGTATTACTTTTGGTACAATATATGGGATTGGGAATAATGCTTTAGCTAGACAATTAGGAACAACAGTAGATGAAGCTAGTAAGTATAAACAGAAATACTTTCAAGGTTTACGAGGTTCTAAAGATTTTTTAGAGAGAGTAGTAAAAACAGTTGCAAGAAGGGGGTGGATTAAGAATAAATATGGTAGAAAGTATGAAATACCTAAAAGTTTAGGGTATAAAGGAGTAAATTACCTCGTGCAAGGTACTAGTGCAGATCTTCTTAGCGAAAGAATGATAAAAATAGGGAAATTTTTAGAAAACACTAGAAGTTATATGCTTTTACAAGTACATGATGAGGTTATTTTAGAAATACACGATAGTGAACTTGATTATTTGCCAAATAAGATTCGAGAAATGTTGGAACAAAACAGTTTAGACATTCCTTTAAAGGTTGATATGGAAATATGTACTCCATCATGGGCGAGTAAAAAAGATTTACAACCAGCAACATACCAGACAAGTTTTAATTTATAGGGGGGGATTATTATATGAAAGTTTCACAAGCAAAAATAATAGAGAATTTAGTTTACAGTTCTAAAGAGCCAGTACCATCTTGGGGGTTACAAAAAATTAACACCGAATGGGGTTGGTTAGGAACCTCTGCTGATAGAATAGCAAGAAAACTTGCTGAGGATGGTGTTTTAAACAGAGTTAGGCGTGGTAAATACGTATACTATACACATGGCGATAAACAATTAGGATTTGGGTGGGAATAAATTGGAAGAAATTAAGGTAGATTTACATAATAATGATTGTAGGATTGCTATGAAACAACTCATTGAATCAGGCGTACAAGTAGATTCGGTTGTTACAGACCCACCATATGAAATAGGGTTTATGGGCAAATCTTGGGATAGTACAGGTATTGCGTTTCAAGTTGAAGTTTGGGAACTCGCATTACAATTGTTAAAACCCGGAGGATATCTTTTAGCTTTTAGTAGTAGTAGAACATACCATAGAATTGCTGTAGCAATAGAAGATTCAGGCTTTGAAATACGTGATCAAATTATGTGGGTTTATGGAAGTGGATTCCCAAAAGGTTTGGATATTGGTAAGGCAATAGATATAAAACTAGGTAACGAAAGAGAAGTTATTGGTAAAGAAAGTCGTATGAACGAGCCAAGTGGCATTGTAAATGTTGGGCAAGGGGACAGGAAAGAGGTTGTTAGAATATTATCAAAAGGTAATTCAGAATGGGAAGGTTGGGGTACTGCGTTAAAACCAGCACACGAACCAATTGTGATGGCAAGAAAACCAATATCGGAAAAAACAATCGCAGATAATGTATTAAAATATAGCACAGGTGGGATTAATATTGATGGTTGTAGAGTTGGAGAGGTTACAGCACAAGGTAGATACCCAGCAAATTTCATACATGATGGAAGTGATGAAGTTATTAGCAACTTTCCTGTAGTAGAGGGTAAAGACAATTTTAAGCGAGGTGCTTCAAGTATATTTGGTTCTCCAGCTGATGGAAGTGGTTATAATGGTGAAAGTAAATCAACTTGGGCAAATGCGTCAAGATTCTTTTATTGTGCTAAAGCATCAAAGAAAGAAAGAGAAATTGGGTTAAGTAGCTTAGGGGCTAATCAATATAGTTATGATGGTAGAAACGAAATTGCAGATAATCCATTTGCAAGACTTTCAGCTATGGATATGCGTTCAAAAAATATACACCCAACTGTTAAACCAATAGCACTAATGAAATATCTTTGTAGATTAGTAACACCTAAAGGTGGAACAGTATTAGACCCTTTTATGGGTAGTGGAAGTACTGGAGTTTCGGCAAAAGATGAGGGGTTTAATTTTATCGGTATAGAACTTGATGAGGACTATTTTAATCTTTCAAAACATAGGATAGAAGAAGAACAGGTTTTAGAAACAGAAGAACCCCAATCGGAAATAAAACAATTACAATTAAAGTTTGACTGGGGATAATTATGAAATATAATGAAGGTAAAACTATAAAAGAAGTAGAAGAATATATAAAAAATACATATGATCAACATTATAGTGAGGGGGTTATACAGACATTAGATTTTATTGAAGCCTGTGGAGATGTTTTACCTTTTTGTAGGTCTAACATTATTAAATACGCTTCTAGATATGATAAAAAGGGAAGTCCAAGAAAAGATATATTTAAGATAATACATTATGCAATGTTATTATTATATTTTAGTGAAAAGGAGAACTAGAATGGCAAAGGTAGGAGTAAAATTAGGTTATACTAAAAAAGTAGGGGATTTTGATTTTTTAAGGGCTGATATTAGCATTGAAGAAATTGACACAGAACAACCATTAGATATTCAATTAGGTAGTTCTGAAGATTACTTAAAAGCAATAATAGGAATGGCTAAAGAAAATATTAATGCCCAATACAAACAACAGAAAAAGGATGCTGAATGACAAAAAAAGTAAAACCCATAAACTTTATTCGTGGTGACAGCAAAGAATTAGAGTTTGGTCGTATACCATTTAACATAAAAATTTTAGATGATATGATTACTGGGGGAATACCAAGAAAACATTTTACTATTATAAGTGGTATGCCCTCTGTTGGAAAAACTTATCTTGCTTATAAATTAGCAACAAGCGTTATTAACAAAGATAAAAAGAAAGTCTACTGGATAGATGCTGAAGATTCACACCAACCAAGTTGGGCAGAACGATGTGGTGTTGATACCACTATGCTTCAAGTATTTCAGCCAACACACGCAGAAGAAGCATATGAAGCTATTAGATCAGCGATACACGACAACGCTAGTTTAATAGTTTTGGATTCTATAGCTTCTTTAGTGCCAACAGCAATGTTAGAACAAGACTTTGAGTATAACCCTATAGGGTTGTTAGCTAGAAGTCTAAGTGCTAATTTACCTAAAATTGCTGCTGATCTTAGGGAGTCTCAGAACTCTACTTTAGTTGCTATAAACCAATTGAGGTCTGCTATATCGCAATATGCCCCAGATACTCTTGTTGGGGGAAGGGCGCAATCATATCAGGCACATTTAATGTTAGAGTTAAGGAAAGAAGGGTACATGACTGTTGATAAAGAACGTCAAGGTCATTACATAAGAACTAAGTTAACGAAAACAAAAGTTGGTGGGAAAACAGACAGTTCAGTTCTTATACCATTTCATTATGAGGGTGGGATTGACAACGTTGAGATATCAATAGAAGCTGCGTTGAAAAAGAAAATTATTCAAAATTCTGGGGCTTGGTACTATTATCAGGATAATAAAATACAAGGTAGAATTAGAGTAAAAGATTTTTTTGATGATAACCCAGAACTTTATAAGGAATTAGAAATTGAACTTGCCACATAAAGATTTTACTAAACAAGAGCAAACAATTGCTAGTGTGTTAGATGAACTTGGATTACGTTATGTTCAACAAGAACAGTTTTTTAATTATTTTGTTGATTTTTGGTTGCCAGAATTATTAATGGTAGTTGAGGCTGATGGTATGTATGGTCATTTTGGAAAACGTGAGAAAAAACGAAATGAAGCATTGCTTACTGTAAATGTTATAGATCATGTATTACACATTAAAGCCACAAGCAAAAAAGAAATAAAGGAAATATTATGCAAGGAGATCGACAAGATATCTGGCTCGTTGACTTAATTGACGAGCATTTGTATTCGACATTCAATCCACCAACAAAAGGGGTATTTTATCCAGCTACACTAAGTAATAAATGTGATAGGGCAGTTTGGTTGGCTTATCATGGGCATATGCCAGAACTACCACTACCTTCTAATTTGGCAAGGATATTTCAAAATGGTTCTTCTTTAGAAGATAGGGTGTCTGAATGGTTCACCGATCTAGGGATTTTACATGACCGAGAGGTAGTTGTTAAAAATGATGACCCACCAATCTCAGGTCGTATAGACTTTATAATAAACCACAAACATTATGGACTAATGCCAGTAGAATTAAAAAGTATTAACACTGCTGGTTTTTCTAAACTAAAGGGTGCCAAAGAAGATCACTACACACAACTTCAAATATATCTTAATTTAGCTGAGTACCCAATAGGTACAGTTTTATATGAAAATAAAAACGACCAAAAGATAAAAGCGTTTTTTGTGGAACGTGATAAAGAATTTTGGTATATGATGGTTAGAAGATGTTTAAATATCTCTAACATGAAAAAACCACCAGAAAAATGTGGTGGTTTATTTTACTGTAATTGTAGACAAGTAAAAGCGATAGAACTATGAGTTGGGATAGTAAAACTATTATAAATGACGTAACTGAAGAATATAACACATATAAACTTCCTAGTTTTGGTGATGAGGAAGAAATACCCTTTGAGTCATTACGAGAATGTAGCAAAGAAGAACTGCAAAATTTATTTTTTCAATTCTCTCAACAAAAAATTTATATTGAGGAAATAAAAGCAATTCGTGAGTCTGAATTACATATACAGCAAGAAACCTATGGTCAGGAATACCAAATTGCTCTATACAATATTTCTAAAGAATATAAAGATAAAGGCATTAAGAAACCAACGCAAGACGAGTTAAAAGCTGAAGTTATGGCGAGAAACCAACAGTTAAAAGATATGAATAAAAAAATAATCCACAATAAAAGTTTATTAATTAGAGTAAAAGGTTTGGCAGAAAAAGTTTCCACTAAGTACTTTACCACTAAAGATTTTTTAAATAGGCTATGAATTATTTAGGTATAGACTCATCAACACAAGCTATTCATTGTGTCCTTATAGACGATAAAGAACGTCTTATTTCAACACAAAAGTTTTTTAGTAAAGGCAAGAAAACCCTAGACAGATTCCCAGAAATGATAATAGGGTTTTTTGATTTTATTAGTACAATAAATAATATATCAGTCGTTGCTATAGAAGATTCAATACAGGCTCGTAACGGAGTTACAACTAAAACATTAGCGAGAGTCGTTGGTGGAGTTCATACCTGTTGTGTACTTAGTGGTATTGAAACTGTTTTAATACATTTAGCGACTTGGAAAAAAGAAGTTATTGGTAGAGGAAATGCTACCAAATCAGATATATTAGAATTTGCTATAGAAAAGTGGGGAAATAAATTCCCTGAACAAGATTATGCCGATGCAGCTTGTGTGGCATTATGGAATAAGAGGAGATCAAATGGCGAAAAGTATTAAGAAATTAAAACCAGAAATACAAGTAAATTTTTACGATCCATTAAAGAAAGAAAAAAAAGAATATAAAGATACATTCCCAGATGACTTACCGACTCTTGAAGATGTAAAACAAAAACATGGTACTGTAGTTTGGTGTCAGTACACAGGTTGTCGCAACTATCAAGAAATAAAAGATTTACAAAGAACCTCTGGAAAGTTACTAAAGAACCGAACTTACAAACCATTAGCAGAACAAGAAGCGATATGGTCAGGGATATGTACAAGGGATGAAATTGGTATGGCATTTAATGTTGTGATAACACCAAATAACAATAAATTTAAAGTGCCATATTGTTTCGTAGCTTCCACAAGAAAAACTGGTCATATTGACTTTAGTAAATTTCTCAATAGTGATGGAAGCCCAATTGGTGGTAGCATTGAAAGCAGACCAGCAGATTTGTCTGGGTATGACATACTTCAAGGCAATAACATCTGGGGCGTATAATGCCTAAGAAAACACCAGATAGTATTAAACTCCAAGCTATGGAGTTGTTTGTAACAGGTAATTATACTGCTAAAGAAATAGCAGAAAAAATTTCAACGAAAGATCATAAGATTAAACCAGTTACTATTTATGCTTGGGCTAGGAGAGAAAACTGGAACGAAAGAGCAGTACTAGCTAAAGTTGAAGAACAAGAAAAAATCGTTAAAAACGATGCTAAAAGGTTTAATCAGATTCAAGAAAAACAACTTGAATCATACACAAAATTAGCAAACAAGGGAGCAGTTTCGCTTGATTACCTTGAGTTTGACAAGGCTTTAGATGCTTCTAGGGCAATGGATTTAGGTATAAGGGGACAGAGGGATGTTATGCAAGGTATGGTAAACTTGCAGTTCGTTCAGGATTTACTAGGTATACTAGTAGATGAAGTGAAAGACCAAGATCAGCTCAATAGAATTGCGACTAAAATGAAAACACTTGTTCAAAGTCAAGGGGAATAATGGCGAAAGAATTAATCACAATAGAATCAGCCTTCAACTC